CGCCGATAGGGGCAATAAGCTGTGCAATAGGGTTCAAGGCCGCTGTTAGGCCCCCGATAAAGTCCGCGAGGCCGTTGCCCACATACGAGAACAGCTCGGTGAACGGAATTAGGAGCGTGCGCCCCAGGGCGCCTGTCGCAACGCCAAGTCTGTCGAACGACTTGTCGAGGTCATTGAATCTGTCTGTGTCAATTGTGCTAAACGCCAACCCGAGGCCGACCATGTCTGTACGGGCCTGTCCGATGTCGCCTGCCAGCTTGACGATGTCATTGCCAGACTTGCCGAACAGTTTTACCGCAAGAGCCGACCTTTCGGCTGGATCTTGAACGCGCGCCAGAGCCTCGGCTGTTTTGTTGAAGACATCTTCTGGGCTTGAGCTGCTCAGCTCGGCCTGCGAAATCCCGAGCTGCTGGAATGCTTTGGAAGCACTCTCGGAGCCGCCTCGCGCGTCTACCACGGCTCGCTGGAACTTCGTGAACGCCGCGTTCAAGGATTCGACGTTGCCGCCAGCATACTGTGACGCCACCGCAAGCGTCTGCATGAAGTTGAAGCTCACGCCTAGCTGGTTCGCCTGTTGGCTCAGCCTCTCGACGTCGCCGCCGATCTTGCCAAGCGCGGCCCCGATGGCCGCCGTCGCCCCAATGGCAACCGCCGCGCCGCCCGCGATGGCGCCGAAGCTCGGCCCCAACGTGACCAGGTTTCCAAGGAGTCCTGAGGCCGACCCGCCTGCCACAGAAGCCACGCCTTGAAATGCGCTCAGTCCAGTCTGGAGCTTTGAGAGCCCTTGAACAGCACTGCCGATGCCGAACGGGAGCTGGCCAAAAGCGGCAGTGAGCTTGTCGAGCCCCTTGCCTATGTCGCCGCCAAGCGCGCCGCCGGCCGTGCGCCCCAGCCCACTCATGGACTGCTTGACCTTCTCGACGCCACGGATGAGCCCATTCGTACTTGCCGAGAAAACAGCGGATACCTGGCCGACGAATGCCATTAGTCAGCACCTCCGGCGGACGGGCCGCCGCGCTTGGCGTTGGCTTTTACCGCCAGTTCAAGCGCCTTTGCCATCTCGCGCTCCAGAGCCGAGGTGACCTGCACTCGTGTAGCTGCAAACGCGCGGGCCATTGGGTGCAGGGCAGGGCCACCCCTGATCTCCGTCAGGCCGCGAGGGCTGATAGTGACCATGAAGTTGGTCTTGCCATCGGGCCTTGAGAAAAATCCCCGCTGCGAGCCACTGGACATGATTCCGAAGTCGCGCTTGAGCGTGTAGCCAAGTCCATCTTTCTCGTAGGCAGCCCGTGACCTACGGCCTGCGGCAGTCTTTTGGAGCTGCCTGCCCAGCGCGTTCAAAGGTTTCCGGGACTTCGTGCCGAACTCGATCAAGTGCGAATGAAACGCGCGGTCGGGCCCAGACCTGACAGAACCCTTGCCTTTCTTGAACGCGGCCTTGCCTGCCCGCCGGAACCCCACGACTGCCACGGCTGTGCCTGAGGGGTACAAGACAGACCGGCTCGTGACGGCCCGAGCGAGATTGCCTGTGACCTTTCCGATGCCAGCCACATTGTTTTGCAGAGCTTGCTTTGTCGGCTTGATGGCCCTGTTGAGGCCACTCATGAGGTACTTCTTGGCGATGTCTTTAGGCAGCGCAGACAGGGCTGTAATGACGTCCTGAACGCCATCCAGCGAGACTACGATTGAGTTTCCCGCCTTTCCGCCTGGGCTTGCCATTGTTGCCTGCCTCGGTCATTGCTTGTGTGCGCCCAGCTTGCTGAGTTCCGCGAACAGCTCTTCTGGTGTCTGCGGCAACTCTTTCAGCGGCATGAAGTTTGATGGCTTCGGGAACCTGTCTGATCTGGCATAAGGCGCCAGCACAGCCGTGATGATCATGGCTGCCTGCCGCCACTCGTCTCCGAAAGGCTCAAAGTAGTGCGCGTATGCTTTCCATTCAGCAAACTCACGCGAGTCCATTCGCTCGCTAAGCTCTCTGACCGTCATTCCTAGATGTCCAGCCAGCCGAAACAGGAACACCCTGTCTGGCCGGCGTTTTAGTTTCCCGCCATGCCCTCGGTGTGCGACTCTTGGAGGGCGTTGTATTCCATCGCCTGCTGCCAAAGTCTGTTCATGACGACAGCAGGAAGCTTTGCCAGCTCGTCTAGCTCCTTGTCGGTAAACATCCGCACGCCTGCCTCGTCGCAGAGGACCTTTGCCAAAAACTTCGAGCGGAAGTTCGGCATACCGCGATCCTTCGAGCGAATCCACTCGTTCTCGTACTCGTCGCGCTCCCCGACGGACATGATGCGCATGAACACTTCGCCGCCCCATTCGGGGACATCCACGCGAAGCGGCGGGGCGCTGCTCACGGTGCCGAGGATCTGATGCTTGTTCAGTGCTGCCATGATCTTGTCTCTCCTTTTCCTCCTGATGCGTGCCCGTCGCCGTGACTCATACGACAACAATTCGGCCGCTTTTGCACAATGTACTGAACCCACAGGGTTTCGTGAAAACCGCTTTCGGTGACCTATTCGCCGCTTAGCTTGAACGAAAACGTCCAACGCGTTACCTCCCCCACCTGGCAAGCAAAGTCGATCCCCGAAAAGATAGCCTGTGAAGCCCAGAGCCGACCGCCGGGGGCTGTGATCACAAGCAAATCTTTTGTACCAAGCTGCGCAGTCGAGAGGCCCGAGCCGAGCGCCTCCACAGACAGCGTGCCGAGGTCAACGTCACCGCACTCATAGACCCTGGCATAGCCCGAGTTAGTCCCCGTGACGTCAACAACACTGGCGGACGCGCCGCTCACGGCAACTTTCGTTGCCTCGAACAGCACCTGTCCGCCCCACACGCACGCCGTGCCCTGCGACGAAATGGCCATCACGACTCCCGTGCTGTACTACAACAATCAGGGCGTGCCGGCACAGACGTCGTCAGAAACAATGGTGAATGTCACGCTTGCCTTCGCGGCTTCTCCGGTTGCGAGCGTGAAGCCCGAGCTGGTGACTTCCACGCACGACAGCGTCACATTCTGACCGCCGCCCGACACGGAGAGCGCGCCCTTTGAGCCGGCTTCTGGGCCAGCCGTGAGCATCTCGACAGTCACGTCGCCGCCGAGCCCGTCCTCGGTAGAGACGGCAACTTCCTCGAGAACCGCAGACATATACAGCTTCTTGCCGCCGGTCGGGATGCCGAGGTGACTGATGTCGATACGGTTGTCGGTCTTGCCAGCAGAGTCTTTCGTCCTGCTGACTGCCACGTTCGTCACTTCTTGAAGCGCCGTGCCTTTAAACGTGACTGTCGAGCCCTGCGATGAACTGGCCATTACGTTGTCTCCTGCCACTGGACCGTGAAGGTCATTGTGATCTGGTACGCCGCCGCCAACTGCTCCCCGCCGAAGGAAACATAGTCTTCGTTTTCCGACTGGGGCTGTATGCCTTCGATTTTAGTGCCAAGCACGTTGCCCGTGTATCCATCCAGGGCCGCACGCACGCTTCTTGCCACCTCGCGCACCTCGGCGTACGTTTCTGCATAAGCCGAGACCTCGATGATCTCTGTCGGCGCCACAGACGACATTGATTGCAAGACGGGAGTGCGGGTTGCAGACTGGCGTTGGTACACAAGAAACGGCAGCCGCTCACTTGGTGCTGCGATCAAGGGGTAAATCCCCGACCCTATATATTTCGCCACGACGGGGTTTGTGAGCAAAAGCCAGCGAATCGCCTGCTCTGGCGACCCCGTCAGCGACCGAACTCCGGTTTGAACGGCCATAAACCACTATTTCTGTACGGGCTGTTCCATCAGGACTTGGCAAATCAGCTCGTGAGTCGTGCGGACATCCATGTCCTGAAGCCCCACGATTTCATAGAACGTGCCTCGGTGCAGGATTCTGTTCGAGCCAGTTAGGCCCTTGAGGTATCGGAGCCTGACCCTATGGGTGACGGTCATGCCCACCTGCTGGGCGCGCATCTGCTCATATCCAGTTAGTGACTCGACGTTTGCTGGCCGGCTGCACCAAGGCTCGTATGTCATCTTTGTCTGGCCTCTCGCGTCGGTCTGCTCGACGCCCTTCCAGACCTCGATTCTTTCTCGAAGCTCACCAGCGCGGATCATGTCAGGTTCCTGCCAAGACAATGTCGAACGTCGAGCCGTCAGGGCCGGAAATCTCGACCAACGAGCTGTTCACGCCAACGGCCCAGCCACTAGCCAGAGCTGTCGCGGTCAGGGACTCCTGGGCCGGGACGCTGACGGCACCGCGAGTCACCCACGCCGCCCAGCCTTTTGCTTGGGCTGGGCCAATAGAAATAGCCCCTGCCGAGCTAGAGTTGCGGACGCTCAGGATCTTGATGGCCTTGAACGTGACGCTGCCCAGGCAGCCCTGGCGTTCAAGTGGCAGCTCGAGCAAGTCAAGCACGACTGGGCCCGCGCCGACAGTGCCGGACAGCGCCCAGGCTTGGGTGGCGCCGCCTGCAAAGTCTCCGCTCTTGAGCGACCTGTCGGTGCCGATGGCGTAGACGTCCAGGCTCTGAATGGCCGCCCCTGGCGCAGAGTCTTCTGCGTAGACCATGACGCTCGTATTTACTGTGGCGCGGACTTCGCTCATCTGTACTCACCCCATGACTCGACGGCCAGCATGGCCTCGACGCTGAACGGGACCCTGTTTGCCGCCGCGCCCATAGACACAGCTTCGCGGTGCATATACCAGGTTGCTACCAGGGTCAGAATGATGCTCTTGTACGTCGCCGGCACTTTTGTCGCGTCTTCGCCGTACCCTGCCCACCAAGATACGCACACCGCGCCGTCTTGTTGCTTGCAGGTTGGCCAGCTTGCCGATGGCAAGGGGGACAGGACTGCAGGCCGTCTGAACTTTTCGAGGGAGAAGTCTTCGCCACTCTTTAGCTCGGCCGTTGAGCCGTCTGCGGTGATGTATTGAATGATCGCCTGTCCCCGGCTTGCCGTTGGCGAGAAGTTTCCCAGAGGTAGCTCGATCCTGTCTGGGAAGCCGTCGAGTCTCATTGCCCATCGCGTGTCAATTAGGCTGACCGCCTGGCCTTTCTCAACGTACCGTCGTGCCGCAGCCACAAGCATTTGGATGTGCGAGTCTTCTTCTGTACCGTCCACTCTGCACTGGGCCTTCGCCTCTGTGAGCGTTACCGGCTCGACGGCTGGATGTTCAATGACCTCCAGCGCGCGGTATCGCTGCTTGTAGCCAAGCGTGCTGCCGAGGCCTGTGTGTGGCTCTCGGCTGCCGCGACTCTGGATACCTGTGCCGTAGAAGTCTGAGCCGAGCATTGGGCACCTTGCTAGATTGGCCTTCGCTTGTACTTGCTCGCCTGTCTGGACTGGCCGGCTTGCCTCTCGACCGACTCGTCGCCCATGTTGTCCGCCGCAGCCTCGGCGCTGCTCGGCACAGTCGCCACCG